GTTAAGAGTAGCAATACCATCAACATCAAAATCAATCGAGACTTCGTTAATAACTGATTCAGGTAATCGATATAACAAAGGATTACTTGTTGCTGTATCAATTAAGAAATAAATTACAAACGAATGCATTGCAGATCTGTTTGATTCGGTAAATACTATTGTACTTTCTGTGGCTGTCGGTGTAATTACATCGCTTTCTGATCCACTTACAGGGTTTACATTTCTTCGGAAAGACATAAGATTACTGTTTGCGATATACTTATCAGCACCTGTCATAGCCGCCCATAAAGACTCTTCAATAGAATGAACTGCAACATAGTCTGCAGTATCCGCTGATTTTACTCCTGAAGTAACATTATTCTGCCCTAGAGATTTGAAAGGACGAATATATGTGCTAAAGGAAAATTCTGCAGGGGCAAGAGAGTCGGTAAACATACGACGACCTCTACGTGATACACCCGCTGTACTTTCCATTTCTGCCAGAGTTATTTCTGACGTATTGGTTGTTTGTGAGAAACTATATCCATCAAGAATAGGAATTTCCCACAAAGATCCTTTTCCTAAATCAGCCGCATTTTCTGTATTGTCCGTCGTATTTCTAAATTGGACGAACATACGAGTATCACGGCTAAAGTATAGTTGTTGTGCCATAGATTATCTCCTATGAACCTGAAAAGGCTGAATCGTGAACATCTGTTCGTGCCAGCATTTTCTTAGTAACGAACCTCTATAAGTATTTCTCCTACTCCTAAAGGATCTAATACACCCTCGTCAGTATCTATACTAACGACAGTAATTTGGTGAGTATGCTGTTCTAAACCATTTCTATCATGGTATAGTAACTTGCTATTCTCCTCTAAAACCGTTTCTACATCTTCTAAAAGCTCATCTAATGCTTCTACTGAGTTTTCTTCATTCACATAGCATCGTACGGTTACGTTCAAAAATCTATCTTTATATCCACCTAATTGATATTGTCTTGTCTCTGAGCCTGCATTTAAATGAATTGCAGGAAATTCTTCTACTTCATCCCAGAATTTTAACTTAGGACTTGTTTCAGCAACAGACTGTTTGTATAAACCCCGTCCATCAATTAGAGCTAGTTTATCAGCTAAAGCCTTTGTAATGCCTTGTCTACGAGAAGTATATTTTCTTTCGTTTGGCATTATAATCTCCTCGTATAAAATCTTCCTAAAGCTAACTCAGCCGCCACTTCTCGTATAGATCTATCAATTAATCTTCTTGGGTCTCTTTGTGCGGTTGACCAAGGTGCCTCTCCCTGTCCTACTTCGAATACTTGGTAAGGATTCTTTTGGTAAGTATAACCAAAACTAGGAAATCCTTTATTCGTAACACCTGCGGTCTGAACCTTTACACTACCAGCAAATCTACCACTTCTATTTTCTAATGATGGAAAGTTCATATTCTTCATAACAGTTTGAGGCAGCTTTTTATTTATCATTGCTACAAAGCTAAATAAACTACCCGCGGTGCTGTTAGATTTGGCCTTAGTACCTGTTTTAGGAACACCTTTATCTATATAAGGAGCTGCTAGAGTAATTCTTTTACGTTTTGGAGGTTTTCTCGCCGACTTAGAGTTTCTATCATTTATTTTTTCGTTGTTTATATTAGTTCTTACCTTTTTACTTTTAGATCCTACTTTTGAATAAGGGTTGAGAACTCTTTTTCTAACTTTTTCTAATTTAGAGTCGGACCCTTTTAAGTTAACCCAATAAGTAGCATTAAGTTTAGCTAAAACTTTTTCCAAATCTCTTTTTAGTTGAGCAACCATGTCTTGTTCTACACCACCGCCTTTTTGTTTATTAGCTAAACTACTTTCCAGAGAAGCGCGTACAATATCTTTATCTTCTGTGTTGTTTCTGGCGACTAAAATTTCTAAACCTTCAAACAATTCAGGAAATCCTTTTAAGTCTGAAACTTTACCAAACTGATAAAAAGCGTTTTGTGCTGCTTCTACTCGTTGCTCGGCGATAGAGGAGCCTTCATCATGTCCGATAGCTAAAAAGTTTTTCTGTTGCTCATTGAGCTGTCTAATGCCTCTACTCTTGCCTGTAGCACCTGGTTTATTTAACTGATCTATTTTTTTTATTAACTTGTTTAAGTACTTCTCTTGATGTTTACCTTTAAAAGATCTAATTTTTGCATATACATCAATACTTTGTTTAGGCTCTAAAAGAAGTCTAAAACTTTTTGAGTCCCCTGCTTTAGTTACTTTGATATTTTTACCGAAATAAATTTTTGCATCTTTAAACATTGCAGAAACCATCTTCGGCACTTCTGTATTTACTATATTAATAAGGGACTGAAATACGTTGCCCTCTTGAGTTACAGCCCCTCTTAATTCTAACTCTTTTAAACTTTGTTTTATAATGCTCGGAACTGTAACTTTAAAACTATGTACTTTTTTATCTGAGTTTTTTGAACGAAAGTCCTCTGACTCCTCGTTCATCATCTGAGTCAAAACTTTTTTTAATTCATCTAAACTTTTTTGAGCCATTAAAAATTCTTATATAGGTCTAATACCCTCTTAATGTGGTCGGGGAATCCTACATTGTTTGGCTGGCCAGAGCTTCCTTGATTCTGTATACTAGCACCTGCTATAGATTGCCTTTGCTTATGCTCGTCCTTTAGATAGTAAGTAATTAAATCCAGCACTGCGAGCTTAAGATCAGAAGGCACCGCACTATAGCCGGCTGTATAAACAACTTTGACTGCTCCTACTCCTTGTGGCCAGTTCTTAAATTTTCCAGAAGTAAGAGTTCTATAAACACTGTCTGTTTCAGTATTTAAATAATATTCGTGAGAGCCTGTAGTAAGTGTTGTATAAGCACTACTATAAGATGTGCGTTCCTGTACGCTAACTATGGAATTAACTGGGCTCTCTGTTAATTGCACTATATGTGTGCTCCAGTTAACATCTATTGTTTCAGTTTTATTCGAAGAATAGAAATCGACAAAACTGTTACCACAATATGTTTTTACTAATTGACTTACAGAAGGAATAAGCACATTCAACCTAGCATCATCTTTTGGTTGTGTGATACCTTCCGCCGTTTTGTAATCTTGTAAAGTTATTAAGTCTGCCATAAGTTATTTAGTAAAAACTTGGGGGAGGGATTGCCTCCCCCAGTTACTAGAATTACTATTGCAATTCTAATTAGGTGTATCAGTTTTACTGATACTCGATCCTTACTGAAGGCTCGTTGTTAGTTGTGCCAGCAACCAGCTCGTTAAATCCGAGTGATTGTGCTGCAACTACTGCAGTACGCTGACCTGCTACTTCATAGTCGGTCTCAATGCTAACTCCCTTCAGACGGGGGATAACATAGTTACGTACGTTAACTGCGCAAGCAGCTGTACCTGTGAAGGCTCCGCCCTCTTTAGTACCTTGGGCCAATGCATCGGTAGCAACTACGGGTGATCCGTACATGCTTCCAACAGCACCGATTAGCTTCATTGCTGTATCTGAGCCAACTTCTGACACGTCAGAGAAGGCAGCATCGCTAATTAGGTTGTAGTACTGGTCAATACCTACAATGTATGCTACATCGTTGGGGTTAACACCATACTTGCCCATTTCTGATCGAATTGAGAGCAAGTTAGCACCTGTGATAGCGTCTGAAGTACCAGATGCATCAGGGTCAGTTACAAGAGCAGAATCGGCTGCGAGGAATGAACCTGCACCGTCAGTTCCAGCTCCACCTACGAGACCTGCGAAGGAAGAGTTACCAACCAATATCGCAGAATCAATTGCTTTCGCATGTGCGCGTGCAAGAGCTGAAGTAATTATCGGCAGAACGCTGATAACAACTTGCTCGTCTGTATCGTTAGCGATAAACGTACCAGAGACTAGCCTGAACGCTTGGAGCAATACGCGATTAATGTTGTAGTTATTATCGCTTGCACCTGCTTCCTCTAAGAGGTTAGCAGTAGTTTCCAAACCAGTGTTGTTCCAGTTTGCATTCTCAGTATCAGGTGCAATCGGTAGTACGGTGGCACCAGATGCTACTTGAATTTCACGGAACAGAGGAGCGACTTTTTGCTCAAGTCGTACTTCCTCTTCAAAAGCGGCAGATACGCTTACGTCGATACCAGCTGCGCTAGTAGCATCGTAGGTAACACCTGCTTTTTGTAGGACGTTCTTACCAAAGTCGGTATCCCATCCTTTGCGAGTAATCTTACCAAGAATATGGGCTTCTAGTAATTCTTTTTTGTTAGAACTTAGATCGCCTTTGCCTCGATTTTCAAAAACACGCTTTGAATCACGCATCTTTTCAATCTCTTCAGCTTTCTCTTTGAGATCCGCTTCATGCTTCTTCAGGACTTCGTCCATTTGAGCATCTTTCTCAGCTATTTGAGCTTCGACATCCTTAAGTAGTCGCTCTGTACCTGACTCAACGGCAGTTACAACAGCGCTCTTAACTTCTTCTTCTTGCTGAGCTTTAGCTTCTGCTTCCGCAGCAGCTTTCTCAGCAGCTTCTTTTTGTACAGCCTCTTCGGCTGCTTTTTGCTCGGCTTGCTTCATTGCAATTTTAGCAGCAGTTTCCTCAGCTACTT